CAAAGACTACTCAAGAAGTTGATGAGTTAACACAAGCCTATGGTGAAAACAGCCAAGAAGTAACGGAAGCCAAAGGTAGGTTAAACGAATTAAACACGAGCTACAAAGAGTTAAATAAAAGCGCTACTGACACGGGGGCAACCTTTGCCGATGTTTATGGCGAAATGCAGCCTTTGACTACTCGAATGGGTGAAGCTGAAGATAGGTTATATGAATTAGCGTTAGCTGGTCAAACAGCAACACAAGAATACAAAGATTTATTAGCTGCTACTCAAAATTATTTAAGGATACAACAGTCAGTAGATTTACAAGTTGAAGCTGGAGCAGTACCTGCTGCTCAAAAGATGACAATGGCGGTTGGTGGTGTTGCTGGTGCGTTTGGTCTTGCTGAAGGCGCGGCTGCTTTGTTTGGTGTTGAAAGTGCTCGGCTTCAGGAAACAATGATAAGGTTACAAGCAGCTTTAACTATTACACAAAGTTTAGTTACAATACGTGAAGCAATACCTACATTTCAAGCAATGGGGCAAGCTGCACAACAAGCGCTTGCTGGAATTAGAACGGGTATTTTAGCAACTGGTATCGGTATTTTTGTAGTGGCATTAGGAACTATTGTAGCATATTGGGATGATATTAGAAAGGCTGTTTTTGGTGTGTCAAAAGAACAAGAGCAATTAAATAAAAAAATTATTAAAAACCAAGAGATAGCCGAAAGAACACTAACTGATTATGAAAATCAAAATAACGTATTAAAATTACAAGGAAAAACAGATGAACAAATTTTAAAAGGAAAAATAAAGTTACAAAAACAACAAGTAAAAAATAATTTAGAGTCTTTTAATGCCCTTGAAGCTCAAACAAAAGCAGAAAAAGCTGCGAGTATAACAAGAGAAAAATATTTGTTAGCTCAATTTGAAATGACTAAGTTTTTTATTGGATTAGCATTTGATTTGGTTTCTAAGCCAATAAATTTTTTAATAGAGCAAGCTAACTCTTTGTCTGAAACATTAGGATTTGGTAAACTTATTGAGGTAAACGCAGAATCAGCTAAAAAATCAGTTTTTGAAACTGTTGATTCAGTAAAATCATTATATAAAAGTGTTTTTCAAGGTATAGGATTAATAGCTGATGAAAAAGCATTAGACAAGGCTTTAGCTGAAAATAAAAGCAAACTTCTTGTATCACAAAATGAATTAGCCGCAAGTGAATTAGAACTTCGCCAAATGGGCATTGAGTCAAATGCAAGCGCAGCAAATCAAAATGTAAATATAGCAGCTGGAGCAGCACAAGAACAAATAGACATTACACGTCAAATGGAGGAAGAAAAAAACCGTTTGATGGAAGAAGGGCGTGCTAAAGAATTAGATGCGTTACGAATAAAATATAAATACGAACAACAAGAAGCGGATAAAAACTTTAAAGAAGGCAAATTAAAAAAAGCTGATTACGACAAGTTAACTACTCAAATGACCGAAAGTAAAAGGTTAGATGAAAAAGCGGTTAATGACAAGTACGATAAAATAGAAAGGGATGCACGAGATTTAAAGTTACAAGAACAAATAAAAGCTGAAGATGCTGCATGGTTAGAATTACAAAAGGCGCGTAACTCACAAAGAGAACAAGAACTACTTGATTTACAATTAGCCTACGATGCTAAAATAGAAGCGGCAAATGGTAACGCGGAAGCTGAAAAAGCAATTACTGAAAGGTTTAATAAAGAATATGCTGCTATAAATAAAAAATATGCAGATGAAGAAGCGGCAAAGAAAAAAGAACAAGACGAAAAGGAAAAAGCTCGAATAAAAACGTTAAACGAATACAGGGTAAAAGCAATTGAAGATTCATTACAAATGGTTTCAGACCTTGCTGAATTATTCGCTGGTAAAAGTGAGAAACAACAAAAGAAAGCGTTTCAAGTTCAAAAGGCTGTAAATATAGCAAGTGCCGTTGTAGATACTTATAAGGCTGCGAATAGTGCCTTAGCGAGTTCACCACCACCATTTAATTATATAGCAATGGCTGCCGCTATTACTGCTGGTTTGGTAAACGTGAAAAAAATAGCTTCACAACAATTTCAAGGTGGTTCTACTGCTGGTGGAGGTGGTGGAGGTTCAAACGCTCCTGAAGGCGCTACCATGACTGCTAATTTCAATACAATCGGATCAAGCGGTATTAATCAGTTAGCACAGTTACAACAAACACCTACACAAGCCTACGTAGTTAGCACAGAAGTAACAAGCGCACAAGCCTTAGACCGAAATAGAGTACAAAACGCTACATTATAAGTTAATGAGATATGGCAAAAGTTGAAATAATAGAATTACTGATTGACGAGACTAAAGAAGAAATGGGTATTAATGCCGTTTCTGTTGTCGAATCACCAGCGATTGAGGAAAATTTTATAGCACTACAAAAACACGAAGTAGAACTCAAAGAAGTAGATACTGAAAAGAGAATTTTAATGGGTGCTGCCTTAATTCCTAACAAACAGATATACCGTAAAAACAAAGATAAAGAGTTCTACATTTACTTTAGTGAGGATACTGTACGCAAGGCTTCAGAACTTTTTTTAATGCGTTCTAATCAAAACAATGCAACATACGAACACGAACGCAAAATGCTTGAAGGGATGAGTGTAGTAGAAAGCTGGATAATAGAAGATGAGAAGTTAGACAAGTCTGTAAAGTACGGTTTTAATTTACCTAAAGGAACGTGGATGATTTCAATGAAGGTAAACAATGATGAGGTTTGGAAAAAGGTAAAAGACGGAGAGGTAAAAGGATTTTCAATAGAGGGTTATTTTGTAGATAAATATGACATGAGTTCACACGAAGAACAAGTGTTAATTGAAAAGATTAAAGAGCTTATTTTACAAAATGACAAATACACTTTAGAAAGTTATACGGATTACCCTAAAGAAGCCAGCGAAAATGCTAAAATAGCTTTGCGATATGCTGAAGAAAATGGTTGGGGTGATTGCGGTACTCCTGTTGGAAAACAAAGAGCTAATCAGTTGGCAAATGGCGAACCAATAAGCGAAGAAACTATTGCACGAATGGCTGGGTTTGAAAGACACAGACAAAATTCACAAAAAGAATTAGGAGATGGGTGTGGCCGTTTGATGTGGTTAGCTTGGGGTGGAGATGCCGGGATAGAGTGGGCACAAAGAAAGTTAGAACAAATTAGAAATAAATAAATTATGAAAACACCGACTAAAAGTAAAACAAGTCCTAAAGGCGGTAAACGTGGTTGCCTATGTAAAGACGGAACATACAACTCTAAATGCTGCAATGGAGACTTGCAAAACCAAGGTATAGGGAGCTTAGTAAATCAAGGTACTTCTACAATAGTACATTTATAAAAAAGGAACAAGTAAAAAACTAAAAAGTTAATAAGCTATAAATAATTATATTATGATAAACGACATTCTAAAAAAAATCAACAAAGGACATGAAGTAGAATCTTCAAAAGTTGAACTTGCTACGCATGATATTAATTTAGCAAAATCATTGCAAGAATTAAATGCTTTATATGCTGAATTACAAAAAGCTGGTGAAGGTATTAGCAAGTACGGGTCTATGGTTAGACAAGCCATTATAGGATTTAGAAATGCTGCTAAAGCTCAAAATATTCTTGCAGAAAGATATAAAAGTGAAATGAAAGGAACTGCTAATTTAGCAAAATCTTTAGGACTTGAAATACCTAATAGCACTTTGAATAACATGAAATTTATTGATATGTTCATAACAAATGCTAAAGCAATGAGTAATGTGGCTGACCAAATGGAAGGCGGATTGAAAAAAATAACTGGAGCTTAAAATAAACAAAAATGAAAAATAGCCTAATCAATCAAATTAAAACTTTACTCGGTATGGAAGTAAAGTTAGAAACAATGAAACTAAGCGACGGAGTTACAGTTTTAGAAGCTGATATGTTCGAAGCTGGAAACGAAGTTTTCGTAGTTACTGAAGATGAACAAAAAATAGCTTTGCCGATAGGAGAATACGAACTTGAAGATGGTCGTATCTTAATCGTAGTAGAGGAAGGTGTTATTTCTGAAATCAAAGAAAAAGAAGCTGAAGAGGAAGAGGTAGAAGAGGAGGAAGCACCAATCGAAGAGGAAGCGAAGAAAGAACAAGAAATGGAAACTTCAAAAGCTGCGCCTAAAAAGATTGTAGAAAGCATGATTAAAGAATCTTTCTTTTCAGAAATTGAAGCGCTTAAAAACGAGAATATCGCACTAAAAGCGGAATTATCTAAGTTGAAAGAAGCTAAAGAAGTTGAACTATCTGAAGTTAAACCAATTTCTTTTAACCCTGAAAACGAAAACAAATCTGAATCTATTAAATTAAGTTCTAAAAGAACACGAACTACAATGGATTCAATACTTGAAAAATTAAATAAATAATTAACTAAATACAAAAAAAAATGAGTACAACTTACAACTTTGTATCAAATGACGTAGTACGCCAAGTAGGTGTTTCTGAATCGTTAACTGGTGCAACAACTTTGACTGCCGAAGATTCTGGTAAGTCATTTATTTTAAAAGCTGCTACGGGTGCGCAAATTACTTTGCCAGCGGTTGCAACTTCAGCTGGTTTTAAATTCCGTTTTACAGTAGGTCAACTTTTCGCTACTACTGCATGGACTATTAAAGCCGCTTCAAATGTTATTCAAGGTGGTGTTATTGTAAATTCAGTAAACGTTCCTGGGGCTGACGAAAACACGATTACTTTTTCTGCTTCTGCGGACACAGTAGGTGATTTTGTAGAATTGAATTGTGACGGCACTAACTGGTATGTTTCAGGATTAGGAACTGCTGCTGGTGCAATTACACTAACTGTTGTTTAATTAAATAAAATATTATAAAATGGAAAAAATTAATTTAAGTACAAGTACAAATATCACCACTACCTATGCTGGTGAGTTTGCTGGTAAGTACATTGCTGCGGCTATCCTTAGCGCACCAACTTTAGAGCAAGGTGGTATGACTATCCACCCTAACGTGAAATTCAAACAAGTAATTCAAAGAGTAGCAACAGACGATCTAATTCGTAATGCAACTTGTGATTTTGATGCTTCTTCAACAGTTACGTTAACTGAAAGAGTATTACAACCTGAAGAATTCCAAGTTAACCTACAATTGTGTAAAAAAGACTTTCACCAAACATGGCAAGCGATTGAAATGGGTTATTCTGCGTTTGACGTAATGCCTAAATCGTTTTCTGATTTCTTAATTGCACACGTAGCTGAGAAAGTAGCTGCTAATATGGAAACTTCAATCTGGCAAGGTGTTAACGCAACACAAGGTCAATTTGCTGGAATCATGACACAGTTAACTACTGATGCTTCTTTGCCAGCTGCACAAGAAGTTGCTGGAACTACTGTTGATGCTACAAATGTTATCGCTCAAATCGGTTCTATCGTTGACGCTATCCCTACAAGATTGTACGGACAGCCAGACCTTAAATTGTATCTTTCTTCAAACATCGTAAGAGCTTACGTTCGTGCTTTGGGTGGATTTGGTGCTTCAGGATTAGGTGCTAACGGTACAAACAATTTGGGTACACAGTGGTATTCTAACGGTTCACTTTCATTTGATGGTTTACCAATATTCTTGGCTAACGGTTTAGCTAATAACACTGCTTTAGCTTCTCAAACTTCTAACTTACATTTTGCAACTGGATTGTTAAATGACATGAACGAAGTTAAAATTATCGATATGGGAATGATTGATGGTTCAATGAATGTACGCGTAGTAATGAGATTCACTGGAGACGTTAAATACGGATTTGCTGAAGATGTTGTTACTTACGGTATTACAAACTCTGCCAACTAACCTAACATAAACTATAATTAAGGCGGTGCAATAAACGCCGCCTTTTTTGTTAAACTTAAAAAATTAAATAAAATGAGCTGCGATATAACAAATGGTAGAATAGAACAATGTAAAGATTCGGTTTCAGGATTGAAAGCGATTTACTTTATTAACTACGATGAATTAAATTCAGACGATGTTACTTACGATAACACGGACACGGATTTAATCACGGATTGGACACCTGTAAATACTGGTTCTTTGAGTTTGTATAAATACGAATTAAAAGGTGCTAACAGTTTTGAGACTACAATTAATTCTTCAAGAGATAACGGTACTACTTTCTTTCAACAAACACTTACTATCCAATTAAAAAGACAAGATGTTACAACGCATAAAAACGTTAAACTACTTGCTTACGGACGTCCGAGAATTGTAGTTAGAACAATGACAGACCAATTCTTTTTAATGGGACTTACACAAGGTGCAGATGTTACTGCTGGAACTGTATCTTCAGGTTCTGCTTTAGGAGATTTCAACGGATATAACTTGACATTTGAAGCAATGGAAGTTTCTCCAGCTAATTTCTTAGATGTAACAGACGAAAACGGATTAAAAGTTTTATTTGAAGATGGTTCTGGAACTGATGCAACAATAGTTACTTCTTAACCCTTATATACTTGCATACGAGAAACCCTTACTTCGGTAAGGGTTTTTTGTTTTAAGGACAAAATACGTGTTTTTACGTTTATAAGATATGATTATTCTAAGTACTTCTACTAATTCTCAAAATTTCGTGTTTATTCCACGAAGTAATGTTTTTGATTACGTAGCTATTACAGACGATCAAACAGGGAAAACGGTAGAGATAACAAACTACACTTACACGCAAGGTGATTATTTCGATACTTTTGCAGCTGAATTTAATTTAGTAGAAAATCATTTTTACGATTTATTAATTGTGAATGGTGCGGTAGTAGTTTACAAGGATAGGATATTTTGTACTAATCAATCCGTTAACAGCTTTTCAGTAAATAACGGACAGTATGTTTCAAACAGTACAACAAACGAATTTATAGTTTATGAGTAATATTCACGTTTTAGAATTAAGTACATATACAACGCCAACGGTTCAAGAGTCGAAGCGAGATAATTGGGTGGAATTTGGTGAGGATAATAATTACTTTCAGTTTATTATTGATAGGTATGTTAATTCAACGACAAATAGCGCAGTAATAAACAACGTAAGCAGATTAATTTACGGTCGTGGATTAAGTGCCTTAGATGCAAATAAAAAGCCTAACGAGTACGCTCAAATGATGGCTTTATTTCATTCGGATTGTATTCGTAAAATTGTTTTAGATCGTAAAATGTTCGGACAGTTTGCCGTACAAGTTCACTATTCTAAAGACCACAAAAAGATTTTAAAAGCATATCACATACCGGTTAACTTATTACGTGCTGAAAAGTGCAATAAAGACGGAGAAATAGAAGGATATTACTACTCTGATAACTGGGAAGATACACGTAATTACGTTCCTAAAAGAATACCAGCGTTTGGATATTCAAATGAACAAGTAGAAATACTTTATTCGAAGCCTTACGCTGTTGGAATGAAATACTATTCTTTACCTGACTATCAAGGTGGGTTACCATATGCAAAGTTAGAAGAGGAAATAGCTGATTATTTAATTAACGAAGTTCAAAACGGTTTTTCAGGAACTAAGGTAGTAAATTTTAACAACGGTGTACCGACTGAAGAACAACAGCAAATAATTAAAGGAAAAGTTTTAAGTCAATTAACTGGCTCACGTGGCCAAAAGGTAATTGTAGCTTTTAACAATAACCAAGAAAGTAAAACTACTGTTGACGATTTGCCATTAAATGATGCGCCAGACCATTACACTTACTTAAGTGAGGAATGCGTTAAAAAGATTATGTTAGCTCACAACATTACAAGTCCTTTGCTTTTTGGGTTAGGTTCTACAAATGGATTTAGCTCTAATGCTGATGAGATAAAGAACGCTTCTATTTTGTTTGATAACATGGTTATAAAGCCTATTCAAGACCAGATAATAGAAGCCTTTGATAAAATTTTAGCTTACAACGGTGTTAGTTTAAAGTTATTCTTTAAAACATTACAGCCTTTGGAGTTTGTAGATTTAGAAAACGCACAAACTGAAGAACAAGTAGCTGAAGAAACGGGAACGGAATTAAGCAAAGATTTTCATATTGCTGAAGCATTAATTAGCTTAGGTGAAGACGAACCCGAAAACTCAATTCTAATAGATGAATTTCCTGTTGACTATGACTTAGACGACAAAGAGAATGAAACGCTCTCTAAAGAGCTTAAAACGTCTTTTTTGAGCAAGATAGTTAACTTAGTTTCAACTGGAGACAACAGACCAAATATAAGAAGCGCACAAGACGAAGTAATAGACGGTGTTAAATTCCTAACTCGGTATGTTTATGCTGGTGCTGAAAATGCGGAACGTGAATTTTGTAGAAAAATGATGTCAGCTAATAAAATATATCGTAAAGAAGATATTATTAAAATGGGTTCTGAAGTAGTTAATGCTGGTTGGGGACCTAATGGTGCAGATACGTATTCAATTTGGTTTTATAAAGGCGGTGGTAATTGTCATCACCGTTGGAATAAAAGAGTGTACGCTACATTTAGCGGTAAAGCTATTGATGTGAACAGTGAGGAATTAAAACAAGTAGCGGTACGTAAAGCTGAAAAATTAGGGTACGTTGTAAAGAACGATGCTAAAGTAAGTAAAAGACCAGTTGATATGCCTAACTATGGATTTTTACCAAGTAACCCACAACCTAAAAGAAAAATTACACGATAATGGCTGAAGCTCTACTAATAACAAGAAATGACGTTGTAAAGTTTACTGCTATGAATGGCAACGTAGATACTGATAATTTTATTCAGTACGTTAAAATAGCTCAAGACATTCACATTCAAAATTATTTAGGAACGGACTTACTTCAAAAGATTCAATCTGAAATAACGTTAGCTTCTTCAGGAATACCTACTACGATAACAGTAAGCGACCAAGGAACGGGATACACTACTGCAACGGGTGTTACTACTACGGGCGGTACTGGAACGGGTTTAACTTTAGATATTACAGATACGGGTGGACTTGTAACGGATGCTGATATTGACACGGCCGGAACGGGTTATAAAGTAGGAGATGTAATTGTAATTGACGGTGGTAATGACGATGCTGAAATTACGGTGGATGCGATTTATACGATTCCTACTGACTACAATAATTTGTTGGTTAACTATATTAAACAAATGCTTATTCATTGGGCTATGGTTGAATATTTGCCATTTGCAGCTTATACGATTGCGAATAAAGGGGTATATAAACACAATTCAGAAAACGCAACTAACGTAGAAAAAAACGAAATAGATTTTTTGATTGAGAAAGAGCGAAGTATTGCACAGCATTATACTGAAAGATTTATTGAACATATAAGTTTTAATAACGATAAATTTCCTGAGTACAATTCTAACAGTAATGGAGATATGTATCCAGATACAAACAATAATTATCAAGGCTGGTATTTATGAAGAAATATAAACCGAAACAAGAGAACATAAAGAAATTAATAACGTATTTAAACAAGCAAAATGGCGAACGTAAAGATAAGTCAATTAACAGCGAAAGGAAGTAATTTAGATGCTTCGGATAGGCTTGCGATTGCACAAGATACTGGCGGTGGTACTTTTGCAAGTAAGTACATTAAAGGAAGTGAATTAGTAACAAAGAATATTAATACGTATTCTTCGACTTTGAATAACTTAGTTTTAGCCGATGCAAATAAAATTATCAAAGTAGATAATAACAGCGCTAACGATTTAAGGATTCCAACGAATGCCAGCCATGCGTTTTTAATAGGTACTGAAATTATTATTATTCAATATGGCGCTGGTCAAACTACGGTAGCCCCAACAGCTGGTGTTACAATGCGTAGTTCGGGTGGAAAAAATAAACTTTCGGCACAATATTCACAAGCAAAGTTAATAAAGATAGATACTAACGAATGGGTTTTGTCCGGTGATATAACAACGTAATTATGGCAAATGCAAATGGATGGGGCGATGGTGCCTCAAATAACAATATAGGATGGGGAAAAGGTGCTGATAATGCTATCGGTTGGGGTTCTGTTTATTCTGTTTCTTCGGCTGGTGCAACTGATATTGTAGGAACTCCAGCACCACCACCAACAGACCCCGATGCACAAGCATTTATAACAGCGGCTTCAATAACAGACCCTACTCAACAAAGTGCTATAAATACTTTGGTAACTGACTTGAAAGGCTATAACATTTGGACTAAGTTCAAAGCTATATATCCAATAGTAGGTGGTTCTGCTTCAAGTCATAAATGGAACTTGAAAGACCCAAGAGATTTAGATGCTGCATTTAGATTAACTTTTGCAAGTGGATGGACACATAGTTCAACAGGAATGACGCCTTTAAATACTTATGCAGATACATTTTTAAAATTTTCTACTTCATTAGGATTAAATTCAGCGCATTTAAGTTACTATTCAAGAACTAATAGCAATGGAGCAGAAGTAGAAATTGGAGTAATGCAACCAGGCACTAATTATTCTTTACTTGAAATAAGAACAAGTAATACGACATATTTTTTAATAAATCAAACTGGATTTACTACAGCTACTGATTTAGATTCAAGAGGTTTTTATATTGCCAATAGACAATCTTCAAATGATATTGATGGGTGGAAACAAGGAACTAAATTGGTAAATGGAACTGCTATATCAAATGCATTACCAAACATTAATACATATATAGGTGCATATAATAACGTAGGTACAGCAGCCGCATTTACAACCAAACAATGTGCATTCGCTTCAATAGGTGATGGATTAACAGATACAGAAGCAGCTAACTTTTATACTCTTGTAAACACGTATCAAACAGCATTAAGTAGAAACGTATAATTTTAAATAACAATGGAAGGTAGAATAGTAACAAACCAAACAGCACAAGAACTACAAGGAGTATTCTTTGATGCTGATACATTTTTTAATTTCGTTCAAGATATTAATGATGTATATTTTTTATTTTTAAGTGAACAGGATGCGGCTGATATTGCAAATACTGAATGGAGTTATTTGTTGGATATTCCTTTGAGTCCATTTGAGCCTAAGCCTGCACCATTTCCACCAACTGAAAACTAATTAAAATGATACCTATAACACAATTTATTGATGTAATTAAAAAGCATGGAGCATTAGGAGTTCTTGCATTATGGCTAACGTACACACACTTTGAGGTGCAAGATGTTAAAGACAGACTTTACAATTGCTTAGAAAAAAACGAAACAATTAATAGGCAGCCTATTGAGGAAAAGCAGCCACCGTTACCAAGTGAAAAAAATGATACGGTTGCAGTACTTGAAAGTAAAAGTCGTAAATTAGCGAAAAAATAATTTATGGTAAGAAGTTATACAGATAAAGAGCTTTTAGATTATGTAAAGGCGCTACCGTCTTTTAATGGTTTTCCTGGTGAGCCTTGGTTGTTATTTGTACGTTCAAAAGAAGATACTAATGACCGTTTCGATGACAAGGTATATATGTTTCAGCTTGATCAGTTTATAATGGTTACTTCATGCACTACCAACAAAGGAAACAAAGGTACTGCTGTTATGGAAGCTGGAGCATGGTATTATGATTCGTATGCTTATGGGCTTCATAAAGGCAAAATGCCAGCACTTAGACAAATGAAAGGAGTTCCATATCGTAGAGACTTTACAAACGACCTTAAAACAAATCCTACCACCGAGATAAAAAAAGATATTATTTACATGAATATTCACGGTGCTACATATAACCAAGGTTCTAAACAAATAGCGACAAGAATAGGCGGTTGGAGTGAGGGGTGCTTAGTATTGAATAATAATGCCGATTACGAAAAGGTAGTAAATATTTGTAAACGATACCCTAAAACAAGTATTGTGTTAATAAACGAATTTTAAGATGGCAAAGAAAAAGATAAAAATAGATACTGAAGGAATAGACGTTAATTTAGAAAAAGACGGCACTAATATTAAGCTGGATATAGATACTAAAAACGTAGATATTCACGTACTAAAAGACGAAGTGAATAAGGAATTTAAGTTAGACGGTAAAAACATTGATATAGATATTAAAAAAACGCCCGACGGTGTCGAGGTGAAAGTCGATGCCCAAGGCGCGTTATGGAAACTGATAGCTAAAAGAGTAGTAAAGTTTATTTTAAGACGTTTTAGAATAGGAAAATAAAAATCTTTCTGTTTGTTTTGTGTGATGAAACCCTTGATTATTCAGGGGTTTTGTTTTTTATATAAAAATATTTTATTAAAATAGTTGTTATATTAAATAATTATATTAATTTTGTAGAAACATTAAAACAAACACTATGAAAAAACGAACAGGAATTTTAATTAACTCGATAATTATTTTGTTGGGTTACACTTACGAAAGTTACTTACTTTTAGGAATAGGAGTAATTTGCTTAACTTTAGTATTAATTTCTAAAACTAAAAGACATGAACTCAAAAATTAAAAACGTGGTTAATACCTATTTTCCGCACAGACCTAACGTAACATATTTGAAGCGCAAGTGGGAAACTAAGATTTGTCCTGAAGATAAAGGCGGTTCTTTCAACGAAAAGTTATATAGAGATTATTTAGACGCAATAATAAATTACACAAAATGAACTGGACAAGTAAGCGAAAAAGAACTAAGCAAGTTCAAATATGTTTTGAGTGGACTGATAAAAGCGATTTAAGGGTAATTTTAGACGATTTAAGAGCGTTAATCGTTTCGGGAGTAGAATCATACCACGACCAAAAAAAAAGCATTGAGATAGCAGATAAATGGCATGAAGTAGAGTTTCAACAAGAATACATTGATAAGATTCACGAAAGTACGGAATCGGATATTAACGGAGAATTAAAGTTAGTAATCAAAAGTAATTTTTAAAATATGGAACAAACAGCAGTAGAAAAAATGATTCAATACTTTATTGAGCAAAAAGACAATGGTGCTTCTCATTGGTGTATAAATGATTTGATAGCTCAATTATACCAAGCCAAAGCAATGGAGAAAGAGCAGATAATTGATGCTTTACAAGAATTTTCAGATATTACATTACCAGATGAAGTATGTGAAAAGTACTACAACGAAACCTTTAAATCAGAATAAGATGGCAGAGGAAGCAAAGATGGCATTACTACTTGCGGTAGTAGGTTTTTTATGTATATTAATAGGAGGTATTTACAATGAAAAGACGAAGGATTAATTTAACACGTTACCACCACCAGCCTATAACGGTGAGAAACAATAGAGTATTTCAATACTGGAAAAGAAAAATTTTAAAAAAATGGATAAACCCTGAATTTGATTGATTATGAAAAAAATATTTATAACAGTAGCTATTGGTTTAAGTTTGACCAGCTGCAAAAAAGAATGTAATTGCGGTACTATAACAAATGATGAGATAACTTTAGATGCAAATAACAATCCGTGTTATTCGTTGACAGTTAGAAATTCGTGTTCAGGTAATACTAAGACTTGGTGTTTTGATTACTCGGTATGGTTTGAGGGAAATGTAGGAGAAAATTTTTGTGTTACGAATGTAGATAGTTGGTAATTAAAAAATTATTTGTATATTTGCAAACAGTTCCGTCTCACATAATAGAACTGAAAGACGTTATTAAACCTCTTAATGAATGTGAAGTGAGACGCACAGGATTTAAGGGGTTTTTTTATGTTTAAAATTTGACAAATGGCAAAAGACAAAAAAGGATTTATTTTATATTGTGATGTTATTCACACCGTTGAAAAGTTAACGGATGAACAAGCTGGGAAATTGTTTAAACATATTTTAAAGTATGTAAATGACCAAGAGCCTATACCTGAAGATATAATTACAGAAATAGCATTTGAGCCTATTAAACAAAGTTTAAAACGTGATTTACAAAAATACGAAGGTATTCGATTGAAGAATAAAGAAAACGCATTAAAGCGGTGGAATGCGACCGCATCCGAACGTATGCCAGTCGATGCCAAAAATGCCGATAGAGATAGAGTTAGAGATAAAGTAATAGAAAGTATAGAAGAACGTAAAAGCAAGTTTTACGATTCGCTTACTTTGTTTGTTGATGAATATCCTAAAAAGATGCTTAGGGATTTTTACGATTACTGGAGTGAACACGGTGAAAAGGATAAAAAGCTTAGATTTGAAAAAGAAAAAACTTTTGGAATAGAGCAACGTTTACGAACTTGGTATAATAGAAACCCTAAACAATACGACCAGGACAACGACCCTAATCCACCTGAATATTATTTAGCTAAAAAACAAGGGTTATGTTAAAGAGTGCTGGAGATTCATTAGACTATCTTTTAAATTACCGTAATGGTAAAATAAAACAAGGGTTAGAAATAGGGTGCGTATTAGACGATTATTTACGATTCAAGCCTAAGCAACTAAATATAATTTTAGGTCATGACAACGTAGGTAAAACGTACTGGATAAATTGGTACTTCTTAACACTTGCGCTAAAACACGGATTAACATTTTGTATTTGGAGTGGTGAAAATCAAAAAGGACAAATATTAAGAGATTTAATTCAAATGTATTCAGGTAGGCAATTTAAAACACTTACTGAAGATGAGATACGTAGTTTTGCAACTTACTTAGAACAATACTTTACTTTCGTAGATAACTCAAAACTTTACAATCCTGAAGAACTTTTAAAGATATTTGAAGAATCTGAATGTAAGGTTGGTTTGATTGACCCGTTTACAGGTTTAGATAGGCAAATGACTTACGAGGGTAATTATGAATTTATGAATAAAGCAAGGCAAATGGTTAATTTTACCGGAATGACTTTGTACATAAACACGCACCCGAATACAGAAAGCGGCAGGGGTGCAAATGTTTACACTGAAGGCGAATGGAAAGGTAATTTAAAAGCACCTTTAAAAGACCATATTGAAGGCGGTAAAGCATTTAGTAACAGATGCGATGATTTCTTTGTTATTCATCGCTTAGTAAAAGACCCTAAAATGAAATATAACACTTGGATAAACGTAGAAAAAGTAAAAGATATGGAGACTGGAGGTAAGCATACTGGATTGAATGAGCCGATAATATGTAATTTTAATTCAGGATTAGGCTTTGAGATAGGTGGTGTTGACCCGTTGAAACCGTACAGGCCTAAAACATCAAACAGTTTTCCAGCTGCGAAGCCTGATATTGTAAACGGAAAAGAATTACTTTCGTTTAGTGAAAGAATGAAGCAAGGAGCTTTTAAAGAATTAGAGCCAAAAATAAATAAAGACGGAAACCCAGAAATGCCATTTTAGTTATGTTAGAAATGATAAAAAGAAAAACAGGTCTTTGGGCCGTTTATTTAAAGATTCAAAATTCTTTAGACAACATCAAAGAAAAACACGGACACCGAAAAGATTTAATAGATTCAATGGAAAAGAGTTTGACCGAAGTAGGTGAAGCGGTATTATACTTTGAACACGTGGATAAGTTATTAAGAGCAAGTAACAGTAAACAGTACGCAATGGAAATAGAAATTATGCAGCTGAAGCAAAAGATTAGGCATTTAGAACAAATTAACGTTAACATCAAGATATGAAAACACGAAAATGTAAATACTGTAAGTCCGTCTTTACACCGATTAATAGTTTACAAAAGAACTGTTTTGAACCTTTGTGTGTATCAGACTGGATAAATGAAGTAAAAGAAAAGAACTGGAAAAAGAAAAAGTCTAAAATGAAAATGGATTTAATGACGATTCAGGATTACGTTAAATTAGCGCAGCAAGTATTTAATAAATATATTCGATTACGAGATGCTGGGAACGTTTGTATATCGTGCCAAAAGAAGCCGTTAAAAACCAATGCTGGGCATTTCTACAATGCTAACAATCATTGGTCCGTTAGATTTGACGAAAGGAATGTTCATCTTCAATGCGAACACTGTAATACGTATCTTTCTGGAAACTTAATTTACTACCGAGAAAACCTATTGAAGAAAATAGGAATAGAAGAATTTGAGAATTTAAGTGATGAAGCTACTAAAACTCGGAAGTTTACGATCGAGGAACTAAAAGAAATTATAGCAACTTATAAAAAAAAGTGTAAGGAATTAGAACTATATTAATAATTTATATTACTTTTGACAAACATAAAACAAATAAGTATGGAAATTAAATTAAAATGGATTTACCCAACTAAGGTAAAAAACAAGTACGGTTACGTTTATAATTATTTTTATGTACGCAGAAACAGGCAGTACCTTTATTCAAGTCAAAGGTTAGAAGATGCGAAAGACTTTGTAATTAGATATGCTAAAAAGAATAACATTAAAAACATTTACAAATGATCACGAACTTTGAAGAATACACGCACGAATTAAGCGCTGAAGAAATGGAAATTTTGCAGCTGGTTATTCACGGATTTAGACAGTACAAAAAGACGAATCCTATAAAAGCTGAATTAATAGTAAAAAGAATGAATGTATTTTTAGAAAATAACGGATACAAAATAAGACTAACCCAACCACGTTTACGAAAGTTAGTTAACTATATTCGTTCAAATGGTTTATTGCCGCTGATTGCGACGTCTAACGGGTATTTCACCACTGACTGTAAACAAACTATCCAAGAACAAATTAAAAGCCTTCAGGAGCGCGCTAATTCAATTGAGCGATGCGCACAAGGTTTAAAGAAATTTCTATAAATATTTTTTTTAATTATAGTTATATTAAAAATTATTATTAAATTTGCATAACACAAAAACAAAATAAGATGAAACATTTATTAAAATCGTTGGCAGCGTTCCAACAAGAAGTGAAAGTAATTCACAAGGGTACACAAGGGTACGGATATTCGTACGCTGATTTGCCTAAAATCTTTGAAGAAATTAATCCGTTACTACAAAAACACGGATTAGGATTCACACAACTAATTAACTCACAAGATGGGTTAAACTATTTAAAAACAATTTTATTTCACGTTGAAAGTGGTGAAAGTATTGATTCGTTAACTTTGATTCCTTACGTTCAACTAAAAGGAATGAATGACTTTCAAAGTTTTGGTTCTGGTGTTACGTATTTTCGTAGATATTGTTTGAGCACTATTTTAGGAATAGTAACCGACAAAGACACGGACGCTTCAGGTGAACAGGAAAAGCCTAAAAAAGAAACGTTAGATAATAAAAGATTTATCGAAGCATTAAAAGCAATTGAACAAGGTAAATTCAATGCTGCTGATTTGAAGGCTAAATTTGATTTAACTAAAGAACAACTTGCTGCGCTATGAAAATACGATGTTCACAAATAGGCAAAATTATGACAAACCCCCGGACCAAGGGGGAGCGTCTTTCTCAAACTACTAAAACGCATTTACTTGAGTTAGCAGTAGAAGAAAAATACAATATTCACAAAGAGTTTTGGAGTAGATATACTGACAAAGGAAACGAAGTAGAAGCTGAAGCCATTGCACTTGTTAACGATGTTTTAGATGTTGGGTTTATTTACAAGAATGAGGAAAAGTTAGAGAATGAATATTTAACTGGAATACCTGACGTAAACACGGATATTCTAATAGATGTAAAATCTTCTTGGGATGCGTTTACATTCTTTGAAAAGGTAGTAGAAGATGAAGTAAAAAACAAAGATTACTATTATCAATTACAGGGTTATATGTGGTTAACAGGAAAAGACGAAGCGTTATTGTGTTATTGTTTGATTGATACACCTTTGCAAATAGTTAGGGATGAAATAAGACGTGAACATTGGCGAAGAAACGAAATAGACGAAAAGGACGAAATAATAGACTTTGTAGAAGCTAAACATACTTTCATGCACATACCTAAGGAAAAACGCGTTAGAACGCACGTAATTAAACGAGATGAGAAAGTAATCGAAGCTATTAAAACACGAATTGAAGAATGCAGAAAATATTATAACCAAATAATAGAGTTGGTATGAAACTATTTTTAAATGATATAATCAGTTATGCGTATAAAAGTGTTTTTAATGATTGTATAGAGTCTAAAACAATTTATAAAGACGAAATAATTATTTTAGATGAAATTTCACAAAAAAATTATACAAAAGATAAATGGAGTTTAAATAGGTATTCAGATAATGCTTGTGTGTATTTCTTAATTGAAAAAGAAGAAGTTGTTTATATTGGGCAAACAAGATTATCAAATAGAATTAAACAGCATAAAAAAGATAAAATATTTTCTGAAGTTTGGTTTTTTCCAATTAAATTTCCTTATAATATAATTTTTGAAAATAATCTTTTATCAAAATACAAAACAAAATATAATAAAAAATATGCAAAATTTATATCACTTACAAATTGAATTAGTATGAAAGATAAAATAGTAGAAGCCGTTTTAATGCATTTTTTAAACCGTTCTAAGCGAGGAATAGAAAAATACGGAGTAACATTAGACCGTGAAGATTTAACTATGTTAGAATGGATTAATCACGCACAAGAAGAAGCAATGGATTTTGTATTGTATTTAGAAAAATTAAAACAAGAACATGAAGCTTTAGAAAAATATAGTATGTTAATTGACGAAAAAGAAAATTACGGTTTAAAATCAATAGTGTTAACTGATAACCCTGATTGCGGGGTAAAAGGAATAAGTTTAAAAACAAATAAATAAATAAAAATGGAAAAAAGAGACAACAGCGGAGCGTTATTTACAAACGACAAAAAGACGAAAGAAACGCAGCCAGATATGACTGGAAACATAACAATAAATGGTCGTAAATTTGATTTAAGCGCGTGGAAAAAAATAAGTAATAAAGGTAACGGGTTTTTAAGTATATCAATTAAACCTTCTGAAGAAAAACAGCAGCAACCGCAAAGACCACAACCGAAACAAAGCAATGATAATTTAGACTTTTTAAACAACTTTTAAGCTATGAAAGAGGAAAAGATAATAGCTAACGTAAATAATGTAACACGGACGTTAATTTGGCGCTACATTCAAACGAAAGGAATAACACTAAATAAATTCTGTTTGGAAGCTAAATTACACCAGTCAAACATACACACGTTCCTGAAGGGAAAAACAATAAACACGGCTACAATTGAACGAATAGGAAAGTTTTTAGACGCTAATAAGTAACACCCTAAAACCTAAAAAAGTGCGGAACGTAAAAAATTCCGCATTTTTTTTATTCAAAGTATTGTTTATTTAAAAAGTTATATTAATTTTGATGAAATAATTAATTAAACAGCTATGAAAACACGAAACACAACAGTAAAAAACATTGAAGTAAGAAATGGAGTAGGATATTTTGATATTGACTGCGGTAGGTTTGGTCAAATGTGGTTTGAATTTAGACACGACTGGATAATAAAAGAAGGTGAAGTTGACAGTGTAAATGTAAAAATAGGTAAGTACGATTTATATTCAAATGATGAAGAAAAATTAATTAGCTCAAAACACTTAAACAAGCGAAACACGAAGTTAATTTGTGAATACATTGAAAGCGTGTTATACGATAATCCGTACGATTATGAATATATAGACATACTTGACGATGAAGAGGAAGAAAGATTGTATTGGCAAGAATTAGCAAGAGACGATAATTATTATTTGAATATTTAAAAAAAAGTATAACTTTGTAATGTGAGACACATACTACTTTTTCCACTACTTATAACCCTGTTCACATTGGATAGGGTTTTTTTGGTTATATGTTTTTGGAAAAGCAGTTTTAAATTTGAGCGCTGGGTATATAAAGACGAACTGATATTGGAATCAATCCACCGTGTTTTATTAGGGTTGTCAACTATTTCTTTAATTTTATTATCTACTTCAATTTGGTGAATCAAATGTTTTTAATAGAACTAAGCAAGCACCACAAAGACTGGATTAGAATAGTTAGCGCCTTAGGAGAGGAATTATACTGCGAGGATATAGTACAAGAGATGTATCTCAAAATGGCAAAGCTGGAAAATATAGAACGATTTTACATAAACGAAAAGCTAAATAAGAACTTTGTTTGGACTGTACTAAGGAACATGACTTGCGATTACCAAAAGAGTAAACAACGATTACTGAAAGTAAATATTACTGAAGCGATGCAAGTAAAAGACGAATACGAACCAGAAGTATTAGAAGCCAAAAAAAGATTTGAAATAAAAATAAATGAAGAAGTAAAAAGCTGGCATTGGTACGATCAACTATTGTTTGACCTTTACCGAACTTCAGGGATGAGTACACGACAAATAGAGGGAGTTACCGGAATAAGTTTTAAAAGCGTATGGAAAACTATTAAGACTTGCAAAGACCGATTGAAAGAAAATGTAGGAGAACATTACGAAGATTTAAAGAACCAGGATTACGAATTAATAAAATGAAGTTAGACGAAAAAATATTAGATAGAATGTTAGACGCTTCAAGGTTTACGACTAATCAAATAATTGAATTAGATGTTAAGTTTTGGGTTTCAAAAGATTTTACTGAATATCCTACTAAGCACCATTTTATAGACGTAATTAAATTGCAAGTTTTAGAAGATGAAACAATACTTTTAGGAACTGAAGAACAAGTTTTAAAATATAAATTAAAATAACATGAAAAGAAAAAGACGGACAAAAGCTGAAATTGAAGCAAGTAAATTACCTACTTATGAAGTTGTAATTGATGAAAAAGCTTCAGGAGTAGAAAATATAAGTTTAGGATTAGGAGACACAGTTGAAAAGGTATTAGAAGTTACTGGAGTAGCTAAATTGGCTAAATGGGTAATGGGTGAAGATTGCGGTTGCGATGAGAGAAAAGAAAAACTCAATGCTTTATTTCCTTACCGCAAACCTGAATGTTTACTAAAACACGAACACGAATACTTAGAAAATTGGTTTAAAGAAAAAAGATACTCAATGAGACCTACCGAACAAAAAGAAATACTTGCTATTTATAACCGAGTATTTAAGGTAAATATGCAACCAACTTCTTGCGGTAGTTGTTTACGTGATGTAATGAATAAATTAGAGATATTATTTAACACGTACGATGCAAATAGTTAAGATAAGCGAGGTTAAACCCAACCCGAAGAACCCAAGGATAATAAAAGACGGAAAATTTCAAAAGTTAGTTAAGTCTATTCAAGAATTTCCTGATATGCTAAATAAACGCCCTCTAATCGTCTTTACAGATGTTGACGGTAAATATTGCGTATTGGGTGGTAATATGCGTTTAAAAGCCTTAAATGAGTTAAAATTTAAAGAAATACCTATTATAGTAGCAGACGAATGGACGGAGGAACAAAAAAACGAATTCTTAATTAAAGATAACGTAGGTTTTGGTGAATGGGATTGGGATAGTTTAGCAAATGAATGGGATGCGGAAAAGTTAGATGACTGGGGATTAGATTTACCAATTGATTTAAGAGTTGAAGAAGAACTGGAAGCAGAAGAAGATAACTACGAAATACCTGACGAGATAAACACGGACATAGTAATAGGAGATTTATTTGAGATAGGCGAACACCGTTTACTTTGTGGGGATAGTACGGATAGCGACCAAGTTGCAAAATTAATGAATGGAGAAAAGGCTGATATGGTATTAAGCGACCCACCTTATGGAATGTTTTTAGATGCTGATTATTCAAGTTTAAATTGGGGAGATAGAAAAGGCAAAAAATATGATAATGTAATTGGAGATCATGAAGATTTCAATCCTGAATTGATAAATACTTTTTTTAAGCATTTTGATTACTGCAAGGAAATGTTTTTATGGGGTGCTGATTATTATTTTGAATTATTACCTGAATTTAAAAAAGGTAATTATATTGTTTGGGATAAAACTTTACAAAGTAATGGTGATGCTGGTAGTAATTCCGAATTTGAACTTTGTTGGTCAAGACAAAAACATAAAAGAGTTGTTTTACATTTTAACTGGTTTAGATATTTTGGATTACAAAGTCAAGATACAAAAACACGATTACACCCAACTCAAAAACCACTTGAAGTAAATAAACATTTTATTGAAAGTTATACAAAAGAAAAAGAATATATTATAGATTTATTTTTAGGTTCAGGTTCTACAATGGTAGCTTCACACCAACTTAAACGCAAATGTTACGGAATGGAATTAGACCCGAAGTATTGCCAAGTTATAATAGACCGTATGAAAAAACTTGACCCGAGTTTACTTATTAAAAAAAACGGAGTTGAATTAAAATAAACAACGAATAAACAACGTACAATGGCAGGCAAAGGACAAATAGAACCACGTTGGGAAAAAGGCGAAAGCGGAAACCCTAACGGACGACCTAAAGGAGCAAAGAACAGAAGCACAATAGCAAAGTACTGGCTGGAGGTAAATCAAAAGCTAAAAAACCCTTTAACGGGTGCTGAAGAAACAATGTCGCAAGAAGATTTAATGACATTAGCACTAATTAAAAAAGCACGTGAAGGTGATGTAGCAGCATATAAGGCTTTAATGGATAGCGGTTACGGTGCGCCTTTACAACAAATTGAACAAACAGTTTTAGAACAGCCAATATTTCCTGATGTTTCTGCGGACGACTTCGACGAATAAAATACTTAAACTTAAAAAACGAGTTCGTATTATTCAGGGTGGCACAAGTGCTGCCAAGACGTACGGAATATTATCTGTTTTAATAGCGCGTGCTTCTGCAATACACGGACTCGAAGTTAGCGTAGTTGCTGAAAGTATTCCGCATTTAAGAAGGGGTGCTTTAAAGGACTTTATTAAGCTAATGAAGTGGATGAATAAATGGCACGAAAACCAATTTAACAAATCGTTATTAACCTATCAATTTTTAAACGGAAGCAGCTTTGAATTTTTTAGCGCTGATGACAGTTCTAAATTACGGGGTGCAAGGCGTGACGTTTTATACATAAACGAATGTAACAACGTAACCTTTGAGTCTTACAACGAGCTTGCGATACGTACAAAGAAAGCTATCTATTTAGACTTCAATCCAGCTAATGAGTTTTGGGTACACAAGGAACTAAAAGACGAACCCGACTCAGACTTTTTAATTTTGACCTACAAAGATAACGAAGCTCTTGACAAGTCAATAGTTGACCAAATAGAAAAGAACCGTTTAAAAGCGGAAACAAGTAGCTATTGGAGCAACTGGTGGAGGGTTTACGGATTAGGTGAAATAGGAATGCTTGAAGGTGTTATATTCTCAAACTGGAAACAAATAGACAAACTACCGATTGAAGCAAAGTTAATAGGAATCGGATTAGACTTTGGTTACACAAACGATCCAACTGCAATAATTGAAATATATAATTATAACGGCCAACGGATATTAAACGAACTGAAGTACCAAACAGGAATGCTTAATTCAGATATTGCAAAGGAGCTACCAAAACACGTACCCGTTTACGCTGATTCAAGCGAGCCTAAAAGCATAGACGAAATAAGGCGCTATGGAATAACTATTAAAGGTGTTACAAAAGGCAAGGATTCAATAAACTACGGTATTGATGTTATGCAGCGCCAGGATTATTTAGTTACTTCTAATAGCGTTAATTTAATTAAAGAACTTCGTTCCTACTGTTGGGACACTGATAAAGCTGGAACACGTTTAAACAAGCCTATTGACACAAATAATCACGCTATTGATGCGCTACGATATCATGAAATGGAGACCTTAGGGTTAAATGCTAACTATGGTAAGTATCATATTTGGTAAATAAATAACAGTTGGCACCCGTTCAAGTATGCAGATAGTGTAAATAAACTTTGTAAACTACAAAAACACGAAATAAAAGTTAATTAATAAGATGAAAACAGAAATAGTAATACCTACTTCTTTGAGTGAAATTCCTTTAAAGTGCTACCAAGAATTTATGAAGGTAGTAGAAAAATCAAACGATGAGGAATTTATAGGACAAAAGACCGTTGAAATATTTTGCGGTTTACAAATGAAAGACGTTGTAAGGGTGAAATGGAGCGATATACGGGATTTAACATTACACCTGAATAAAATATTCAAAGAGAAGCCTAAATTTCAGCACACGTTTAAAATCAAAGGTACTGAATTTGGTTTCATTCCTAATTTAGAGGACATGACTTTTGGAGAGTACATTGATTTAGAAACAAACATATCCAGCGTAGAGAATTTTCACAAAGCGATGGCTGTAATGTACAGACCTATCACAAAGAAAGTGAAAGACCGATACGAGATATTTCCGTACATAGGAACGGATGAATTCAGCGAGGTAATGAAGTACGCTTCTTTGGATGTTGTCTTAGGTGCAACGGTTTTTTTTTCGACTTTAGGAAGCGACTTAGTACAACATACGCTTACCTATTTGGAGAAAGAGATGAAGATGAACCCGAAATTAATGACTTTAGCGAAAGAGCGCAATTTAATAAAAGATGGGGATGGTACAATTCAATCTATGCACTTGCTAAAGGAGACGTTACAAAGTTTGATGATGTTACCAAGCTGGGGGTTAGAAAGTGTCTTACCTATCTCACTTACGAAAGGCAAAAATTAGAAATAGAAGAAAGAGAAATTAAAAGAATAAGAAAACATGGCTAACTATTACACGATATTAGATACACTAAAAACGAACTTGAATAATGATCCGTTTATTAACACGGTAACACAAGGTGATATATTTGCAGTTGACTTAGCTAAGCAGACTATATTTCCTTTGTGCCATATTATAGTAAATAGCGCTACGTTTGAAAGTAATATAATTCGTTTTAACGTGAGTATAATGGCAATGGATATTGTCAACAAATCAAAAGACGAAGATACAGACGTATTTAATGGAAACGATAATGAGGTTTATGTACTTAATACAATGATTTCTGTATTGAATAGGTTATACGAGGAGTTAAGACGTGGAGACTTATACACTTTGCCGTTTCAAGTTGACGGTAACCCGGGTTTAGAGCCATTTGCTGAAAGGTTTGAAAACTATTTAGCTGGTTGGACAATGACGTTCGATATTTTAGTTCCTAACGATATGACTGTTTGTTAATGAGTGAAAGATTAAAAGCCTTAGAGAAGTTTCGTGATTTGGTGGTAGCTGAAGCGAAAGCCAATTTGAAAAAGATGGGTAAAGATACGAGCGGTAAATTAAGCAGCTCAATCAAAGGCGAAGTTAAACAGATGCCTAATTCTATTGGAGTGTATTTTGAAATGGAGCCTTACGGTAACTTTCAAGACCAAGGTGTTAAAGGAGCAAATCCAACAGGGCTGCCTTCAACTTCAAAAAACTACGGTAAACAAAACGCTCCTAATTCACCTTATAAATTTGGTAGTGGTTCAGGACCAAAAGGCGGACTAACAAGGAGCTTAGATAGTTGGATGGTTCGCAAAGGAATAGCACCAAGAAATGTAGCTGGAAAATTTCAAAGCAGAAAGGGTTTAAAGTTTATTATAGCTCGAAGCATTTACATGACTGGAATCAAACCGAGTTTGTTTTTTACTAAGCCATTTGAAGCAGCCTACAAAACTTTGCCTGATACGTTAATAGATAAATACGGATTAGATGCCGAACAGTTATTAGACGAAATATTAAGAGAAAATTTAAAGAATAGATAATGAGTATTTTTGCACGTTCACCCTATATAGTAGAAATATCCGAAACAGGACAAGACGGTTCAAAGGTTGAGCTGTTTATTTGGAACGGTACTGGAGCAGCCCCAACAAGCCCAACCTACACACTAACGAAATTAATACCAGCGTCAAACAACGTAAAGACGTACTACAATATCAGTCCTTACATTCGTGAGTATTTAAGTTGGAATACAAGGCAAGAAATTTATAACACTTTCCCGGCAAGCAACACAAGCCAATGGTGTAACGTACAAATTAAAAGATATAAATACGACTTAGGTACATACACGCTTTTAAACACGGTTACTACATATGCTTACGATGGATTGAGTTGGTACGAAGAGGGTGGTAACTTTGCGCTTGTTTACGACATACTACAAAAAGACGGTACATTTTATTACTACTACGATGGCACTAACCCAAGTACAGATTCAAGCAGAAGGGCTGGTCATATTATGGTACGTACTGGAACAAGCTACAAAGCGAAGTACACTAATTTAGCAACGGCTGCTACATTCACGCAGAACTTAACAAACAATTCTATTTTAGACGTTCCAAGAGTTTACCAAAATTACTATGCTGCTGGAAACAAATTAGAAATAACGGTCAACCTTGCTGGTAACGATGTTACAGTTTGGGAGGGATATTTTAAACCGTTTGAGCTTTGTCGATATGAAGCCGTTTTGTGCGACTTTGTGAATCGATATGGATGTTGGCAGCGTACTTGGTTTTTCGCAGCGTCTAACGATACATTTAGCATTGAAAACACGGAATATAATTTAATGCAGTCAACGATACCTAACTATAACACTTTAGAAGGTCAAAGAAAGGTATTCAATACAAGTGCTAAAAAATCAATCAAAGTAAACACGGACTGGGTAACTGAAGAATACAATGAGTTATTAAAAGAATTAATGGTAAGTGAAAAGATACTTATAAATAATTACCCAGCTAAACTTAACACGAAGTCAACGGAGCTATTTAAGAATATAAATCAAAAAATGATTAACTACCAATTAGAGTTTGATTTTGCTTACAATGCAATTAACAACGTAATATGAGACAAGTACAAGTTTACATTGAGGGCAAAAAGATTGAGCTATTTGAAGATGAACAAATTAATGTTACTTCGAGTGTTCAAAACATTTCCGATATTTCAAAAGTATTTACTGACTTTTCGCAGTCGTTTACGGTACCAGCTTCTACGGTTAACAATGCAATCTTTCAGCACTTTTACCAATCCGATGTTGGAGATATAAATACTCCTGGTTCTTTAATCGACCATAACATACGAAGAAATGCGGTAATAGAAATTGACTTAACTACATTTAGACGAGGTAAAATACAGATTGAAAAAGCGAACGTAAAAAACGGGATGCCTGAAAATTATCAGCTTACTTTTTATGGAGAAATACGAACGTTAAAAGATTTGTTTGGTGAAGATAAATTAAATCAGTTAGATTTAAGTTTTTTAGAGTTTGCTTATACGGGTGCAGAAATATACGATAGAATAACGGACCTTGCCACTGATTACGATGTTAGATACCCTTTGATTGCGAGTAATAGGGTTTGGACATACCAACATGGTTCTGAAGATGTAACTAATACAGCTCACGCAATACGATACGATGAGTTATTTCCAGCGGTTAAAATAGACAAAATTTTTGATGCTATAAATTCTGATTACGGTATTAATTTTCAAGGAACTTTTTTAAGCGACCCGAGATTTACACAATGTTTCTTGTACGGTAAAAACACGAACGAATATAGTTTTTTAACTGAAAGTACAGACGTTGTAATAGACCAAGTAATAGCACCAGTAATAGGAGATAGCACACTACCAGACCCAAGTTCTTTAACTTACACGGATATTTACCAAGACGAATTAAATGTATTGTATGCTACTGGAGTTCAATTTAGTGTTATTAGTTTTGAGGTATTAAACCAATCAGCGGTTGGAACTTGGTATATTGACGTGTTTCAAGACGGTAATTATTATCAAACAATTGAAGGTGATACTACTGGTGTTTTTGGAAATATAAGTTTTCAAAATGTTTCAGGATTAGATACAACTTTGACTTTCAAAATGAAAGCGACAGTTGCTATGAATATTGATATGTTAATAAACTATCAAATTACGGGGGTAAATGGATTAAGTAATTACGCACAAATCAGCACAGTACAAACAGTTTTAGCTGGTAATGTAAGTATAAGTTCAACGCTGCCTGATATGAAAGTATCTGATTTCTTTTCGGGTATTTTAAAAGAATTTAATTGTACTTGCGTAGGGTTAGGAGATAACACTTTTGAAATACTGCCTTTAGAAGATTGGTATCAACAAGGCGCTATTGTAGATATTACAGAATATACTGATATTGATTCCATTGATATAGAACGAATAAAATTGTATAAAAAGATAGCCTTCAAATATCAGCAATCTGAAAGTTTTGTAAATCGTAATTTCTTTAAAATAAGCAATTCGGAGTACGGTAATATGGAGTATCAATTTGCCTACGATGGAGACGAGTATGTTATAGAAGTTCCGTTTGAAAATTTATTATTTGCACGTTCTGAAAAGACGAATGACCCTACAAAATACGCAATATTTGGATATGCTTTAAATGAAAGTTTTAATGCGTACACACCGAAACCAATGCTGCTTTATTTGTACGGTGCAAGTAATAGTTTAAGTTCACACCCTATAAAGTTTTATAACGGTGCTGGACATAACGATATAACTTCATTTGCACAATTTGGGCAAGACCTTACACACTTAAACGAAAAGCTAAGTTTAAATTTTGGCGCTGAAAATTCAGTTATTCATTTGGAGACTATTCAACAAGGTTTATATGCTGAATATTATTTTCCTTACTTGGTTAACTTGTTCAATTTGAAAAATAGAATGGTTCACGTAAAGACGAACCTACCTATTTCACTATTGACTAACTTACAATTAAATGACCGTCTTATTATAAGAGACAAAAGATACATTATAAACGAAATGAAAAGCAACCTGACAACGGGTGAAGTTAATTTTAGTTTGTATTTAGATTTTAGACCTTTAACAAGTGGCAAGCCTTACGTTCCGTCTTTTGATGCTCAATGTTTAGATATTCCTATTAACTTAATTAAAGACGCTGCAAGTGCTACAATCACAACTTCATTTGCTGGTGTTACAATTACACCAAGTACAATTACGAGCAGTCAATTTATTGAGGTTTGTATTCCTGAAAACACGGACACACCTTCAAATATTTTAGCTGAAAATTCAGATAGTTTAATTACTGAAGAATACCAAAATTTAGTAACAGAAAATTCAAGTGTACAAGTAATTACGTTGACAGTAACTTACACTTTAACGAACGGTCAACAAGTAGCAAATCAAATTCAAATATTACAACAATGATTCAACTAATTTTAGAACTATTAAAGAGCGATGATTTCTACGGGGTGAGTGAGATAGTAGATGTCGCCAAAGGAAAACACGAACTAACAGGAAACTTAAAAAAGATTTATAAACAAGAAAAGCGTAAACAATGGCTGAAACAAGAACGATTGAATTAAATATAGTTGACAACGCAAATCAAACGCAGCAGCAGTTTGAAAACCTACGACAACAGATTGCAAAGACTACTCAAGAAGTTGATGAGTTAACACAAGCCTATGGTGAAAACAGCCAAGAAGTAACGGAAGCCAAAGGTAGGTTAAACGAATTAAACACGAGCTACAAAGAGTTAAATAAAAGCGCTAC